AAATTCAGGATTTTTGCATGATTTTTTAGGGCAAAATGAGGTGCAGTTATGACTAGAGGTAGAAAACCTAATAAGAGACAGCTATTATCTCTTAATCCAAATCCAAGACCATCAACAGTAAACCCATCACCTGTTGCATGGGATGTAAATGATCCCATGATGCCTGACTGGTTGGATAAACTTGGTCAGAAAAAATGGCATGAACTTCTTACAGGTCTAAAGCCAATGGCTATTCTTTCATCAGTGGATGCTGATGCTATCGCTGTTTATTGTGCGATGTATTCGCAGGTGATCAGATGCCAGTTACAGATTAATGATTCTGGTGGATTCATCCAGGAGGATGGCCGACCAAAAAAATCAGATCCCGCAGTGGATCAGCTCACCAGTTTATCAGCACGACTTTCCACCCTTGGAAAATCTCTTGGGCTTTCTCCCATGGCCAGATCCAAAATGGTTTCTGATCCTGTTGTCACTCAGGGAAATTGGATCAAGGATTTATGTGGTGTGGATATAAATGCAGATTAAGAAACCAAAGAAAAAACCTGCAGATCCTCTTATCATTCCATTCATCGAACGAGCCTTGAAACATCACAAGGGTGAATGGGCTGGGAAGCGTTTCGCACTTCAAGAATGGCAAAAGGAAATACTTAGGGAAGTGTTTGGGAAAGTGGACAAAGACGGTAACAGGATCATCAGGCAGGTTTATCTGGAAGTCCCAAGAAAAGCTGGCAAGACCACTCTTGCATCAGCCATAGCATTGTGGCTTTTGATTGAGGGTGAACCAGGCGCAGAGATATATTCCGCAGCAGCTTCCAGAGAACAAGCCCACATCTGTTTTGATAGTGCTAAAAACATGGTGGAAGCATGCCCACCACTAGCAGCAAAACTGCAACCATTCAAAAATACCATCATCTACCCTGACACTAAATCATTCTACAAGTCGATTAGTGCAGACGCACACACAGCGCATGGGGGCAACCCTCATGGAATTGTTATTGATGAACTGCACACCCAGAAATCGCGCGAACTTTATGATACCCTGATGACTGGAACACTAGCAAGACGGCAACCACTCTGCGTGATGATCACCACTGCTGGTAGTGATCGCACTAGCTTCTGTCACGACATGCATTCCCACTGTCAAAAGTGGTTGGATGGAACGATCAAAGATAAAACTTTTTACGGCAAAATCTTTGCTGCTGATCTCGATGATGACTGGACCTCAGAGGAAACTTGGAAGAAGGCTAACCCTGGCTATGGCATCACAGTCAAGCCAGCATACTTTCACCAGAAGGTTCAGGAGTGCAAAGATAATCCAGCACTGGAAGCCGCTTTCCGCAGGGATCATTTAAACCAATGGATTGAAACAGACATCAGATGGATATCACCACTCAAGTGGGATGAGTGTGAGATTGCAGCACCTGATATGACTGGGAGGGAATGCTGGGCAGGTCTTGATCTCAGTGCCACCATGGATCTCACAGCACTGACTTTGTTTTTTCCCAGCACTCATGAAGATGAGCCACACTATGTGCTTCCATTTTATTGGGCACCTGAAGAAGCTGATAAACTCAGGGAGAGGTTGAACCGATTTAGAATTGGACCATGGGTGAAGTCTAAAAAGATTACAGCGACCGCAGGTAATCGGGTGGACTACAGACAAATTAAAAGAGACATCATGGCACTGGGAGAAATCTACAAGATTCAGGAGATCGCTTACGACCCATGGCACTCTGATCAGATCGTGCATGAACTCAGTGATGACTTCACCATGGTCAAATTTGGACAGACACCCTTGAACCTATCCCCACCGACCAAAAAACTAGAGGAATGGATCCTCTCTAGCCAGATTTCCCATGATGGAAACCCTGTTTTGCGGTGGAATCTAGGTAACATTTCAGTGTCCTTAGACGATAACAATAACTACAAATTGTCCAAAAAGAAGTCTCGTGATAAAATCGATGGAATTATTGCCTTAGTGATGGGTTTGGGAAGATGGATGGTCACAGCAGGGGCTGAAACTAACAACGATAACACAGGAGCAGGGATAGAATTCCTGTAAATAAATGCCATTTAAAACCCTTAGATCCTTTGTTTCACAAACAATCGGCAAGTGGGGTGGGTATTCAGTTCTTTCTAACTATGGTTCATGGTTCTATTCATCAACATCTACAGCAGGCGCACAGGTAAACCAAGCCACCGCACTCACATCATCCGCAGTTTGGTCTGCTGTCAGGCATATTTCAGAAGGTGTTTCATCCCTACCACTGATCCTTTATAAAAAAGGTGCTGATGGTGCTAGGGTGTGTGCAGACTTTCATCCCCTTTATTTGATTCTCAAGGATCGAGCTAATCCTGAGATGTCCAGCATGATCTTTAGGGAAACTCTCATGGGGCATGTGTTGACCTGGGGAAATGGCTATGCAGAAATCGAGCGAGACCCTGACACTGGCAGAGTTGTCGCACTCTGGCCCTTGCGCCCAGACATCATGGAACCAGTGCGTGATAAAAATGGCGATCTGTTTTATCGCTATGGATCTCTGATCTTTCTGCCTGAGGAAATCTTTCACATCAAAGGTTTGGGTTTTGATGGTGTCAAAGGTTACAGCGTAGTGGCTCAAGCTAGGGATGCGATTGGGCTTTCGATGGCCCTTGAGAATTTCGGATCTACCTTTTTCGGCAATGGTGCAAAACCTGCAGGGGTGATCTCAGTACCAGGGAAACTATCTGCGGAAGCATTGCAGAACATGCGGAAATCTTGGGAGGATATGCACTCGAGTCAGCGTAATGCACACCGAGTAGCGATCCTGCAAAATGGGGTAACCTTCCAGAGCATTGGAACTGATCCAGATGATTCTCAGTGGCTAACATCCCGAGCATTTCAAATTCAAGAAATCGCGCGATGGTTCAAAATACCTTCCAGCAAACTGGGTGATAATGCAAATAAGACCTATTCGTCCCTTGAACAAGACAATTTAGCATTCCTTCAGGAAACCCTACGACCTTGGATGGTTAGGTTGGAACAGGAAATCCAGCACAAGCTGATCAGTGACATGGATTCTATGTACTGCGAGCATAACAGTGATGCCCTTTTAAGAGGTGATAGTGCAGGTAGAGCAGCATTCTATGCCTCTGCATTATCATGGGGATGGTTAAGCCGTAATGAAGTCCGCATGATGGAGTCTTTATCACCCTTTGAGGGTGGTGATTCCTACCTGTCACCAAAAAACATGGATCCAACCTTTGGACCAGGACAAACACCCGCAGCAGTGGATCAGTCCAAGACCCTAGGTCAGATGCCATACGATGAGCCAGGACTAATTCCGATACCAGTTCCACCACCCCAACAAAATACCTTTGGCTTTGCTAAGTTGTTGGAAGCTGCCCGAAAACAAATTAGGAAGATTGAAGCATCCCACCTAGCTAGGATTTCCAATAAGCCTGGGGAATTTATCCCAGCCTTAGAAAAGTTTCTGGAAGCACATCAGGAAAGGGTGCAAATCATCCTTGAACCTGTGATGGAATTTATTAAGCCAGAATCGGGCGGTGGTGTCCGAGCTGCTGCTGATCACTGTGAAGCATTGAAGGCAGAATGGTTGGATCTTGCTGGATCAGCAACACCAAGGAACCTAAAACTTCTGGCCGATGCTAAATTAGTAAACTGGATCGATACCAAAGCTAACTGGGAGAAAACATCATGGTTAAACTAGAAACAAGATTCACTACGGAATTCCGAGTTGAAGCTGATGGGAAAAAGCTAGTAGGTTATGCTGCTAAGTTCTCGCCTAATAGGTCTCAGGATCTCGGTGGATTCATCGAGCAGATTGATGCCAAGGCTTTCACCCGATCATTAGCAGGTAACGCTGATGTCAGGGCTTTGATCAATCATGATCAGAACCTAATCCTAGGTAGGTCCACCAGCGGAACCTTGAATCTTTCAGTTGATTCTGAAGGGTTACTGGTAGAGATTACCCCACCTGACACATCTTATGCTAGGGATCTCATGGTCTCGATGAGTAGAGGAGATGTTACCCAGATGTCATTTGCGTTTGTGACCAAAAAAGATTCATGGGATAAAGAGGGTGATAGCAACATCAGAACCCTGCTCGATGTGGACCTTCATGATGTGTCTGCAGTTACCTACCCAGCATATTTAAATACCGAGATAGGGCTAAGATCGCTGCAATACTATCAAGAACTAGAGCATGAAAAGGATCTGGAAGTCCAGAGACGAATGAATTTAGTAAGAGTTATAAAGTTTAAATAATCTAGGTATCGCAAAAAGCATCTGCTACCATGGTTTCATTACTCTCTAACTGAGGATGGAACCATGGGTCATGCTGTTTTTATCGTACTGCACTTTTTAGCGTTCATGTGCGGATTCTTTGGTTTATTCATAACCATACCCCTGCATGTAATCTATGCGACTATTGCTAATAAGAATAAGGAACCTGCACCACCACAAAACATGGGTCATTTAATTGGATTGTGTATTCGGGTGGTTCTAATATTCATTGCAGGTTTTATTTTGTTTTTGATATTGGCCCCAGTTTATGTTTACCTTAAAAGTAATATTTCTTGGTTAAGATAATAAATCTTCCCAAGATGTCTTGACATTGTCACGACATTATGCATAATGAGTGTATAAGGTTAATCAATTCGGTTAACTAAACACAAAGGGTTATCGCCATGAAGATTTTTACGACTGTCACTGATTTGCGGTTGTGGGTGTCAGAACGAGTTGGTGAAGATGAAACCAATGATGTGATTGATGAAATAACAGAAGCCATCCGAGATCATAAGTATTTTCCAACATGGGGTGAAGATGCTACTGAATTTGTTGAAATGCTAAATAGCCGTGAAAGTTTCTATTACCTGATTGAGCCAGAGGTGACCAAATAATGAAACCAGAATCCAAGGGTAATACCCCTAGGACATCATTTCGGTTAACTGAGAACGATCACGAGCTAATCAAGCAGATCATGGAAAAGTATAACCTGCCCAACAAGACCATAGCTGTCAAGTTTGCATTGTGCAGCACGGTTGCCAGTTACAAATTTAAAAAGTAAACTCCCATCCACCACTAGCCCCTAGCTAATCCTAGGGGCTTTTTTTGTTCTTAGTTCACGCAAAGCCATTTCCCTGAACTAAGCCACATCCTTAGTTCACTTTGCTGGACTACTGATTTGATCACGAAATCTGTTTCGTGATCAAAGGCTAAAAGCCTTAGCTTCTAGCCATTTGGCATGCGGTCTTTTCCTTCATTCCCTACGATTTGACAGATTCCCAACCCATGTGAAAATTGGTCAGCCCTGCAGTTTTTACGCATGGTGGCCACCAGAGCATTCTGGATCGGTGCCACTGCGTATGCAGCCACCAAACAATTTTTATAGGGGATCTAAAACATGGCTATTGCCGATTTGCGAAAGCTCGCATCTGACCGAGTTGAACTGGTTTCCAAGCTTGAAGAACTTTCCAAGCGCAACCTAACCCCAGAGGAACAAACCGCATTTGATGGTTTGGTTACTCAGGTTTCTGGAATTGATGAACGAGTCAAAACACTGGAGGATGAAATGGCACAAGACGCTAGCGCAGACGCAGCAGCAGCTCCTGCACCCGCAGCAGCACAACAGAATTCAGCTAAGCTTGACCTCATCAAAAGGTCTACCCGCAGGGCAGCACCCCTTCAAGGTGCAGCCAACTTTGTAACTGACTTAGGTGATAAAAAAGCTTCCAGAAATCGTAGTGATGCGATCCGTGGTTGGATGCTCAAAGGCACCAGGGGATTCAGAAGTGAATTTGCCAAGGCAGCTAATGACATTGGGTTTGATCTTAACAGCAACTCCATCAACATTGAAGGAATGGCTGAAGATCGTGCCCAGGGTACTGGCAGTACCAGCATCGGTGGTGCGCTCGTTAACCCTACCTTCTATGGCACCCTGACCAGTGCTTTGAAAGATTATAATGGTGTTCGCCAGATCGCTAAGATTTTGCAAACCAGCAATGGTAGCAACATCTCTATGCCTTGTTTGGATGACACTAGTAATGCTGGAACCATCATTTCTGAAAATGGTTCGATCACTGAAACAGCTCTAGCATTCAGTTCCAAAACCTCCACAGTCTATAAGTTTTCATCGGGTCAGATCCTGACCTCTTACGAACTTTTGCAAGATTCCTTGATTGATGTAGAATCACTTGTTGCAGAGTCCGCAGGGGTGAGAATCGGCCGAGCAGAAGAAGACTTTTTCACAATAGGAACTGGCAGTGGTCAGCCCCAGGGGGTCGTTGTAGGTAGTTATGCAGGCGCAACCTGTGTAGCAACTAACGCAATCACCATTGATGAAGAGTTGGACCTATTCTTCTCGCTGGACCCAGCTTATAAGCAAAGCACTGGCTGTGCATTCATGTGCCACAGTTCAGTGTTAAGCTCGCTTTCCAAATTGCGTGGTGCAGATGGTCATCCTGTTTTGTC